AATTGTTAGATGATCCATGATAACTACATCAACACCTTCAGCTGTAGCCATGTATTGAATCTGTTCTATTAGTCTATCTGGGTCAAGACTGCCAAAATGATCATAAAGAAAGAGCTTTTCTGTACCAAACAACCTATCAAAAGCTACTTTTAATTCATCTATATCTTCAATATTATCTTCTAAATGCAGCGGCTTATTTAGTTCTATGCCTAAGATTCCCTGCATAGTTCTTTGAACTGATTCTTCTAATGCGATATAACCAACTGTCAGTTTATGCTTTAAAAAATGGTGGGCAAATTCTCTACAAATTGTGCTTTTTCCTGTTCCTGATCCTGCTGCTATTGTCACCATCTGGCTTTTTCTAAAGCCTCTAGTGAATTGATCTAACAGTGGATAAGGAAAAGGACAAACAGAACTTGCACCTTCTTTAGTTAATTCTTCCCATAAATCAGAAGCATTTAGGATTGAATCCGGTCTAACAGGTGTTGCCTTCCACAACAGACTTTTAAGTTCTTCTGCTTCTCCTGCGAGGAGCATTTCATTAGCATCTTTTCTTGGTAATCGGCATATAGCTGCTTTTCCAGCAGGTAATATTTCAATTGCTTTTTCTGCTGCTTTTTCTCCAGGGTCATCTGAATCGAAGCAAATAACAATTCTGGAAAATTGATTTAGCCATTTTAAATTTGCAGCTAAATACTTATTAGCAGAAGGAGCACCAGAGGGAAGGGAAACTACAGGAAATTTATTTCCCTGAACCTGACTAATAGTCATTGCATCAATTTCACCTTCAGTAATTACGCAGAAAACATTGCCGTAAGAACCATGATTTCTCCATCTACTTTGCCCCCAGAGTTGTACGTTTTTACAGTCACCTACCCAGATAAATCTTTTATCCTTGTATCTGATGTGTTGTGCTGACTGTCTACCTAATTGATCTTCATAAGTAGCAACTTGAACTGGATGACCATTGTAATCAGCTATTCCATAGTTAAAGAATTTAGCTGTTTCCTCTGTGATACCACGCTTAGGAAGTTCTTTATGGGTGACAAATTTTATTAATGGTTTAGTCACTGGGCTAGGTGAGTAATAAGTTTTGCGTTTGTGTTTCTTTTCTGTTGGTGCAGGTCTTCTATAACTGCAGCCGAAACAGAAAGCATGACCATCTGAATAGACAGCAAGATTATCTTTACTGCCGCACTCAGGGCATGGTTCCTTCCTGACGTACTTGTTTTCTGTCATTAGTTTTCCATTGATGAATTAATAGCTGAAGCTCTTTGATTCTTTGCTCTGCAAATTCAATGCGTTCTTTGGTATTCACCTTGGTGTTCTCCAAGTATCAAGTTGATCAATAAGCCACTCATATTTAGTGGATTCAACTAAGCAGAATTTGCAAGTTTTTATTTGCCATCTAAGGTTGTAAATCCTTTCAACTTTTTCACAGTGAGGACATTTAATATTTTTGCCATCACTACCAGCACGATCTCTTTTTTCTATCAGTGCATAGTCTTCAAGCAGGATTTGCTTTCCGTTCTTTACACTGATGTGTTTAATACCTGTGATCATGTTTTATACCAATCAGAAGGAATAGTTTTATCGCACCAGAGGAAGCCATTTCTTGTAGCCCAAGCGCCATAGGAAATGCTTTTCTTTTTACGTGGATTAAGTTTTGTCTTAGCGTTTTGGAAACAGAAACGTATATCTAAACTGGGATTTGCCGTCTTAACCGCAACCATTTTTCTTCTGTCCTCTTTTGAGAGGAAGCCTTTAGTTTCAATAATGATCCCGTTGTTAAGGATAAAATCAGGCTTGTAACAGCAACTGAGGATGTAGTCCAACTCAAGGGATTCATAACTAAAGGCAACTTTATTTTTTAGTAGGGTAGCGGCAATTCCAGCTTCAAATTTACTTCTGTACTTTTGTTTAGAACTCGTCTGCTGCAACGTTTGAGACTGGCATTGGGCACTCTTGACTTGGAGCTTGTGGCTCTTCCGTTTGAAAGCCATACCCAGTTGCACTTCTTGCATATTCCACGTGATTTTTAATCATGACTGCTTCGATCTGGATCTTAATTCCAACTCCAAAAGCAGGCGTCTCCCATCCACTGCAACGAAGGTTGACTTGTCCTGTCGTGCCTGGACCACATTTATTAACTAAGGTCTTTTGACTGTCAGACATAAGAGAACCATCAGCATTAAATAAAGCTGGTGCTCTGTTCTTCCATACAGTTCCATCAGGTCTGCTTCCACCTACCTTTGTCTTGGCTCTGATCTTGAAGTAACCCTTGGTTTCTCCTCCATCAGTAACTTCTTCAAAACCCCAGGGGAGCTGAGCAAGTTTGAATTTCTTGTTAGGACTGGCTGCTTTTAACTGAGCTTTCCATCTATCAAGAAGACCAGTTAACTGGCTTTCAATTTCCTGTGAATCTTCTTGTTCAACAAGGCAAGTGATTCTCCACTCCCCCATTGGATCAAATTTAGTGTCTGGTTCTACAAGCCATGCGAATTGGAATTTACAAAGTGGAGTAGTAACACTTAGGACTTCAGATTTAGGATTCATTTGTGAGAATCTGGTAGTAGGTCGGTTGTAATCGCTTGAAAACCTAGAAGGTCTGTCATGCGTAAGAGTTATATTACTGTTCATTGTTCCCTTGTCACTCCTCTTTATGAAAATACATAAGGAGCTGACATAACTTCACTAATATGTAATTCTCCCATGTCTAATGGTGATGGTAATTTAGCTGGATCTTTTAATTGTTTGGCAGCTTGGTTATAAAGATCATCTAATACATAGTCCTGATAAATTTGTACGAAACTTTCTTTAGCACAGTTAATAAAGTCTTCTATATCTGATGCAGGAGCACCAAAACAATCATGGATAGTTGTAAACTGATTTAATCCTTTTGCTTTTGCTTTTTGCAGGGCTAAATGAACATTAGCAGCATCTAAACTATGAATAAAATTAGCAGGAAAGCTTTGAGTTGTTTTCTTTTTATCTAAGTCTTTTGTGTTTTCCTGAAGTGAAACTAACATGCTGCTGGAACCAATCTTAGTCTTAATTCTTTTACTTTTAGTCACTAAATAGTTCTGTTTAACAAAGAATCCAGAAGGTGTAGTCCACTCAATCATTTTATCTTCTTTAGCAAAGCATCTAGCAATACCATTCAGATAATTCATAACATTAGAAGCAGTAGGACATACATTATCTACTGATTCTTTTATCTTTATTGCAAGGTAATGATAATGTTTAAAACTATCAGTACCCCATGGAAACTCTATCTTTTCTTTTGCAACATAGTCTTTAATTATATTAGAAATACCATAGACAGTTCCTGAATAAGGTATACACATAATAGGCTTTTTGATTAACTTTCTTGTTATTAATTCCTTGTGATTGAACCAGTCTTGTGCATATATACTGTCACTATCTTCAAGGTTAACTATTAAATTTGTTCTTATATTGTTATATAAGTCCTGTGGTTCTTCAGAAGCAAGAAGATTTACAGAAGCAGCAAGATCTTGATCAAGAGTTAAAGCAGCCAAATGCTGGAAACCATTATTACTACCATCCAAAAGGACAGGATGCCTACTAATAAAACCAAACCCTTCATCATGAAACTGACTCCATTCCAAACACCAACTAAGGAATTGAAACGGATTATCAGCTTTAGACCAGAGACCTACATAACTTTCAGGATTACCAGCAACGTCAATGGCCATATGTTTACCTTCTTTATATGCCCACTCAATTCTTTCTTTAAAGCTTTTTTTATTCAGTCCCCAGTGATTTGCTCCAGCAATACCTAACCAGCCAGCATCTTTTTCATTTTTAATTGGACCTCCTTCAGCAAATTGATGAAGACCCCTGGATAAATCTGTTGTCTGTGGGTTGAAGGTACCTGATACCGGATAAATTCGTCCGGTAAAATCTGCCTGTGCTACATGCCAAAAGGAACCAGTACTAAACTTTTCTGAAGTATCTAACATCATCATGCACTGAAATCTTTTAGCTCTGTTATGTGCATTCAGGTCATGGATAATAGAAGCCTGTCTCCTCCACTTCTTACGAGTTAAATCATTAGTTGCTATATCAAATGGTTTAGGTGGTAAAGGTTCAGGTTCAGCATCTATCAGGCAGCCAACAGGAGTATTTGTATTCCAGCAGTAGTTAGCTATTTCTAAAACATTTTTATTAACTGACCACTCTGTATTTTGTAAGGCATTAAGAGATTCATAAAACGCTTTAGGTCTTTTATTCCTTAGATCATTTAGATAAATAGTGTCAGGACTTTTTACTTCCTTTATTCTTCTCAGTCGTTCTGAATAGAAACCACCATCAGGCCAATCTCTAGGTTGAATTAGACAAGGCATCAGCAATGGATAAGCAGCTAATCTATTTGTCTTCTGCCTTTTAATCCAGGCCATAGACTCCTCTGTAAATTCCAGATAAGTCTTCCTAGTTTTGTTATGGAAATTGCCCCTAGTGACCATCTTCACAAGGCCAACAGAGTGCATCAGCATTTCAATCAGCTTTAGTCCTACTCTTAGCCTGTCTTCCTTGTTCCATCCTTGAAATTCATAACCCTGATTACGCATATGACCCATCATCATGGTTCTTCTATAACCTGGATGTTTGGTATCTGATATGTGGTCTTTTAATGCCTTGAAAAACTTAGGGTCTCTTTCTTCAAAGACAGAAAATCTAAGTTCATCTTCTAATAAATTACCAATCTTAATAGCAACAGCAGTAGCAGTAGCTTTTTCACTACTGACAAGATCTAAAACAGCTTTCCAAGTGATGTATGCAATTACATCTGGATTAGGAAACTTCTGTAATAGTTTGGCAGCAATAGCTTTTGGCCCTGGTTTGCCTCGCCAGGCACGATCAACAAACTTTTGTATTTCGTTAGATAAAGGCTGTAATCCTGCCTTAATCAGATGAATTGCATAGCTGTTGTCAGAGGCATGTCCATTTTTGATATTTTTCTGAACTTTATTTGAGTAAGATGCAAAACCTCTACTCTCCATTTCGTTTTCTATTTGAATCTGAATCTGGGCTGGATTCATAAGTAACTCCTTGTTTTATAAGAGTTACCTAAGTCTAGCTATCAGATATAATGTCTACATAAATCTGATGTAATTCAAGGACTTAGATAACCCCAGTGTTTAAGCCACTACTGAAGTAGTTTTGTTTACATTTAGAACATGAACTGCTCCATGTAATTGTTTAGGTGCAAAGTGTGCATACTGACAAGTCATAGAAATATTAGAGTGACCTAGCCAATCCCTAACAATCCCAAGTTCAACTCCTCTTTGAACCAGTCTTGTTGCACAAGTATGTCTGCATATATGCGGCACATACCATTTTGTTTCTGCAAAACCTAGATAATCCCTAACCTTATTCCATGTCTTAGTAATCCAGTCTTCACTATAAGGAAACAACTTATCAGCAGGCTTACACTTTAAATAGTAAGGACGTAAAATCTGCTGAACAGTATCAGTCATAGGAACACTGACAGGGTTATCACACTTCCTTTTTGCAAACGTAATTTGATTTAGTTGAAAATCAATATACATTTTCTGCAAGCCAAGAAGTTCACCTCTTCTACAACCAAGATCTATTAAACACTTAACAAAATCATGGTGAATATATAGTTTCCATGAAAGAAAAGTATTTAACAGGTCATCTTCCATTTCCTCAGTAAGAAAATGTATTCTTCCCTTCTCTTCCTTTAACCTTCTGGGAAATTTAATCAGGTTTAAATGTCCATCATCTTCCATATCCATTAACAAGACTTTTAAGGCAGAAACCTTTTTATTGATCGTCTTATTACTGTTGTGATATGGCCTTCCCTGAAGTACATCAACAACTTGATTTACTGATTGAGTAGTGATGTCATTGACTGGTATATCACCAAGGATCTTTTTGACATGATCCATAGCAATTAACCAGTTATCACCATCTGCTTTACCACGTTTTCGTCTGTTATAGACAGTCCTTATAGCCTGAGATAAACATGGGCAATCCCTCAAGCTTTGGACCTTCATTCTGGGCATGAAGTTCTCCTTTTTTTGTGGACAAAAATACTAATAAGTCTTATTAGCAGCAATCAATTAGACCTTAGTCTTATATCAATTCCCTACTATCAACAACCATCATTCCTTCTGCTTCAGGCCATTGATGTCTAGCTTTTTCTACTGCTTTCTTTGCAGAAGAGGCAGTAATTAATTCAGTCCTGACTCCTGGTTCAGAATTAGAATCAGAAATCTTAATAACAAAAAGCTTTTTAGGTAAAGCACTAGAAAAAGAATGATAAGCCATCTAGAGATTCTCCCACTTATCTAAGTCAAGCATAAAATTAGCTGTCTCAGCAGCAAATTTAGGAGATACAGTTTGAGCAATCATAAGAATTGCTAGCTGTTTCTTCTCACTATCTGGTAGCTCAGACAGGATGTTTAGACACTCCTTAACTTTATTAGAAATGCCTTGGAATTGTTCTTTGTTAATTGGCATGAGAATTTATGGGGCTGGTGTGAGTATGTGTTGTGCGTGTTCTGACCTTCGACCATCAGGCCATTTCACAACGTAATAAAAGCAAACGTTCTTTTTCATGTTGAGTTTTTCTTTTACTTCTGTAATCGTTCCACGGGCTGATCCTGTCTTTAACAAGATCCCTGTGTTTATTTTTTTGTTTACTTGATCATTGATCTTGTATTTCGGTGAAGGCATTAGTTTTTCCTCCTTTGTTTGAGTAGTTTTTTTTGTTTTTTTACATGACCTGCCCATGAAAGCAGCTCCTCTAACAAATCCTGTATTTCAGTAGTAAGAGAATCCAAATGTTTCTCACTAACAGGTGTCATAGAATCCGTCTTCATGGCAATCATGATTGATTGAAGATGATTAACTTCATATTCTCTAGTTGAGAACAAGTGACCGCATTTCTTACACTTCCTCCTCCTTCTCAGATATGGAGTGTTTTCTTTGTTTCTTGTCTCCACTGAAGGAGCGTCAGGAACTTTCTCCTGACTACCCCCAGCGGAAATGAAACTTATAGAGCCACAAGAAGGGCACTTAAGAGTCATAACTAAAAAAGCATATGCAAAGTAAAGAAAATACAGGCCAGGGATATTAAGACAACTTGTCTTTCCCTTAGTATTTTTAACTCCCCCTCTTGAGTATCAATAATCTCAAGAGCAGAAGAAACTATCGCCTCCTTTGTGGAGGACATAGTGATGTTAGTTTTCATTTGATAAAAGATTCTGGGTCTTTTGGAGCCACTATGAGGACTCCATTAAACACTAGGTTTGCTTAAGGGAATCGTCAAGACTTGGGCCAAGGGATATATAGAACTATGAAAAAAAGAAGAGAGGCTAAATCAATAGCCTCCTTTGTTAGATCTCGTTAAAGATCCAGGCATCAGCTGCATAAGCTTTTGCAGCTTCATATTCTTTATCGGATAATTCCCGATAATCTTTTTCTAATTGCTTTTGGTATTCCTCTGGTGAGGATCCATAAGCCTTGAAAAGTTGCTTTTCGTTCATGAGTAAGAGCAGGTTTCACAGAAAATAATAGTCTTTGAAATCCTTAAAGGTTCCCAACTTCTACCACCATTGAAAGACTGTCCCTCTTTGTCATAAATAACAGTTTGAGACTTAGAGCCATACAAATGACCCTTATCAATAGAACTAGAACATTTAGAACACTTCCTTACCTTCCTAGTCTTTTTAAGTTTCATTAGTTTAATTCAGTTGTAAAAGGCTCATTAGAAGAGCCTGTGGAAGGCTCGGAAGCCCTCCATAGGATCATCTATGCATTAACTAATGAATACTGCTTAAGCTCTTCTTCAATCGCTTTTAGGTCTTCTTTAGTTAATACATCATCAAACTTATCTTGAAGTGTTTGAGAGTCTTGTAATACTTCCTCGCCTAAAATATAAGCAAGCATATTACAAACTTTTTCAGGATCTCCAAGATCAGTATTGATTTCTCCAAAGTTATCTGTCTCATATTCTTGGATCTTTGCTATTGCATCAAAGGCGTATTCACCTAACCATTTTTTAGCTTGGTAAGTGCCAATAATGAAATAGACTTCATTGAATAAACAATGATGTAAATCAGCGGCCTCTTGATCAAGACCAACGTCATTACCTAATAGATCTAAGGCATGAGATCTAACGTCAGAAATTAATCTGTCCATTTTGGGTTTTAAAGGTTCAGTTGTAACAGGTTCCAATTGAGGAACCAGTGGAAGGCTAAAAGCCCTCCATTGGATCGTCAAAATATCCGGCTAGGGATATTAAGTCTTCTTCTCTTCTTCAGCTTTGTCCTCTACTTCGTATTCAAGGTCAGCTAAAGAATCATATAAAGCCTCAAAAGCTGGATATCTTTCTATTAACTCTTCATGCTGTTCTTCTGTTACTGCTTCCCTAAATGCTTTTAGGTCTTTCATAACTGTCTCAACATGATCAGCAATATCAGAAAGATACTCAAGAGCTTCTACAGACTCTCTGAAATAAGTCATTTAATTGGATAGGTTCTGGGGCTAGCTACCAGATAAGTCTGATAACTAAATTAATTATAAGTCTACTTAGTATGTTTGACAAACTACCTAGTACTTTTTCCCTTCACTTCCCTTTGATAGCTTCATTGTTGCATTCTGTTAAGCTTGCTTGCGGCTTGATATAGGACGCTACCGATTAAATACAAACATAAGTATAAATACCTAGAAAGTATCAATAATTGGCCGTTTCCCCTGGCAATCAGATTAATAGTCTGATGGAATCGTAATAATAGCAATGACTTAGAAATAAAAAGTCTTTAAATAGCTAAAAAAAGACCATACCAAGGGGGAAAATCAGCTTTCCACATATACGTATACCCCTTCAGATTTTTCCGTCAAAACAAAGGGGGGACAACCAGCCCCCCAGGAGAGGTCAAAACCCACCAACCAACCCCTTTAGAAGATTATCGAAGCAGCCCAGATGTGCTTTGAAGGTTGTCTAAAGTCTGACCTTATAGGGACTATAGGACTGTTATAGGATAAAGCTATAAGAGGTTATAGGGTTATCTATAGGATAGTTATAGGAGGGTTATAGGATTGTTATTGGTTTAGAAGAATAGGAAGATTCAGTAGCAGCTGCCTCTATGGAGTATCTTATGTAGTCTTTATAGTCTTATGTAGGTTCTTATGTAGCTTTGTACCTCTCACCCCCCTTTCCCCCCTCTCTCCAATAGTGATACCTAATAAGCGGAGCTTATGAATGAGGTATCTGAGGTATCAGATTGTTTAATCTGTTCCATAGTCATACCTAGAGCTGTTTGTGTAATGGTGTTATTCATAGAATCCCCCCAGTTATCCAGGTGAAGACGAAGTAATTCATCTTTTCTGGATTGAATGTTTCTATCTTCATCAGCAGACATGTAATCAGTCCAATAGGAGACTGCACCAGATAAAGCATCAAGGATGTCATCATGTACTAGGGAGCCTTTGTGACGGGTTATACGAGACATTTGATAGAAGAGTTGAAGTTTAAGTTTTCTTTCAGGAGCTTCGTTGGGATTTGATCTGTAATCTTTGTCAACTACTTTTCTATCGATTATTAGTCTGTGGGAGTTCATGACAGGTTCAAGGGTATCTATGATTCTGAACTCTTTAGTTTTGTTATTGCGTACGTTTTCTACTTCACAAGGGTGATAACGCATTAAATAGGGTTTTAAGAGTTCAGCAAACATGCCACCACCAAAGTTTTCTTCAACGATGATGGTATTAACTTTGTGATCTCTGGCTAATTTGGATAATTTAACGAGGACTGGTTCGTCATAACCCCCTATAAGGCCTCCAGCATCGCTTACAAAGAGGTTTCCATTAAGCATCTTTACAATGGCATAACCAGTGGCATCTTTACCCTTTCCAGAGGGGTCAATAGACATAACTGAACCTGTGTATTCAATCCAATCACCAAACTCTTGAGCAGGTCTGTAATAGCGGTCTCCGTTAAAACCAACACAGGGAAGATCTGGGAGGGTGTATTCAGGGGAGTTGGACCATATAACTTTTTCTGGAGCGTGTTCTGGGTTAACTGATGAAATTATTAAGTCAGAAAGTTTAAGAGGGTATCTATCTTGGTCGGATAGGGAAGTATCCAACATAAACTGTAAAGAGAACCCAGAACGGCCATAGGAGGCTTCACGTTCCATCAAATCAACAGAATTGAATCTATCTGGGTCAACAGGATCTTTAGGGCTTACAAGCTCATCTAGGAGCCTTTGGTGAAGTTTAGGAGCAAGTCTATCTCCGTAGTTATTTCTAAGGGGTGGGTATCTAGCAGGCCAAATGCAGGTTGTATATCCACGTTCTTCAAGAGTGTTATAAAGGGATTGTTCAGTTTGAGGAGTACCAAGGAATGTAATCATTCCTTTTGGTTTAAGTATTGCGTCAAATTCTTTTACAGCTTCAGAAAGTTTGTCTCTCATCGGTTGGGTAAAAGAATTATTAGGAACTTCTACGTCATCTGCTACAACTTCATCTGCCCTAGACCCAGCCATCTGTCCTAAGACCCCTACAGACTTCACAGAAGGAGCATGGTCAGCTCTTGCTGGTCTTACATCAAAACTAATCTTACTGTTCCTCTGATTCCCATCTGGACGTAATGGAGCCAATATATCCATTTCGGTTATTAGTCTCATTGTGAAAGTAGAGAAATTATCTGCTCTATCTTTTGAAGCTGAAACCACAAGGAACTTTAATTGTGGGTTCATCCGTAGTTTCCAGACTACGTAAGCAGAAGTAATCCAAGATTTACCTACACCTCTAAAAGCTTGAATTATTTTTCTTCTAGGTCCGTGTTGAAGGTATTCAGCTATTTCTAGTTGTACTGGTGTTGGATCTGGAAGGTTTAGATGCCTCCAAGTAAGAATTAGAAAGTATCTAAAGTCTTGTAGCTTTTCTGGTAAAGGTTGCAAAACAAATTAAGCGTGGTTAATAGTATTTTTGAGAAATATAAACAAAAGAGTAACTACGCAAATCCAGACAATAAAGCCAGTCATTTATCTTTCCAAAGGATGAATAGCTTCTAAATCAGGAAGAGAGGCCATAAGATCTCCAAAGGGAGATTCTGGTACTGGTAAACATTCAATGCCATTATCTTTCAACATCTGTCTAGCTACATTTAAGTCAGAAGGTTTAGCATCACCATGTCTAATACGGTCTAATAGTTCTTTAATTAGTTCGGTATGAAGAACTTCTAATAAGTCTTTATTCTTTTTACTGTCCATTAGTTTTTTTCTTTTTAAATAATATAGCTTTTATAGCAGAAAGTTTTTGAGATATTGTTTTTGGTTGAACAACACGATGTTCTTTAGATATTAATTTTGCTTCTGTCAAGGCAATTCTTTCCATGCAAGTAGCAATAAAATGTGATTGATGATGGCTTTGTCTAGCAAAGGCAATCGCATAATCTTTTACTTTTTCAATATCTTTTGTTTTCTTAATATCAAGAATACATTTTTCCATAGCAAATTCTTCTTCTGGAGTAGGTTTACCAGTAAGGTCATCTAAGAAATCAAGATTGAGAATTACTTCTTTTCCCATATTTTTCATTTAAACCTGTGTAAAGAGCATGTAGTGGATGTGAAGGATCTGACCTGTTATCTAACTCGTACCATTTTTCCATTTCTAATACTCTACGCTCGTCTTCGTCTTTCCAAAAGGGATCATATTGGCTCATTCATTTATAAAGAACTGGGTCTTTTCAATTCTAAACATAGTTGCTAGTTTTGGCTTGAACCCTAAGTCCCCGTGGTTCCAATAAAACCTCCCTTTTGTCGCAAAGCAGTGGGGGAGGTTTTATTGTATTAGTCCCAGTGCTTATTTTACATGGAAGATCAAGAAGAAGAAAAAAGTGGTCAAGGTTGGATTGCAACTTTAGTCCAATTAATAGTCCTCGCCTGGAGCCTCGGAGTAATTTCAATGAGTTACTTTGGAACTCCAGTTAGGCAAATTGATACGACGTTTGCAGCGGGTTTACTTAGCGGAGTTCTTTCTAATTTTGGTCTAAATATAAAAGGCAAAAATGGTAATAATAAGAAAGATAAACTTATAGTGGACAAGAAAGACACCAACGCAGGGATCAAATGAGGAAGTTTTTATTTCTCTTCCTATTGGCTTTGCCAGCCCAGGCAGACCTGACACACACCATCACCAGTTCAGCTCAACTAACAGTTAATGCTGGAATTACTCAAGCTGAAAGAATTGGTAGTTCATTTTCGATCTCAGGAACAGGAGTAGATACAACTGATGGGACAACCGTCAACACGGTTTCGGTTGGGACTATTACTAGTGGTGTATATGCTCCAGGGACAATTGCAGCTACCCAGGACACTCCAGGTAATAGCTTTTCTTTCTCCCAAAGCTATACACAAGGTGATGCGGTTCCGACATCTGCTGTTACGACTGGAAATGCTGCTAATTTTTCTGACGTAACTTCACATGCTGGTGGAACTGCTGGGGATCTTGCTGGAACGATTACAACAGCAGGTGCTGTTACTTTGACTGCTGGTGGATCTGGAACAGTCGCTACTGGTTCTGTAGTCACATCTGTAACGACAAAATGAGACGGATTTTACCGTTATTTTTATTCTTTTTTACACCTTCTTATGCTGTCCCCGTCGTACCAAACTTCTCGTCTGGAACCATGTCAGCCGTTACACGGACCACACAAAATATCACTGAAACTATTGTCTCTACTGATTACAACACTGGGCATACTTATACGATCAATGGAACGAATCTTTCTATTGACGGTTCAACTCTTTCACCTCCACCCACAGCGATCAATGAAACAATAAATGGGACTAGTTATACATGGACAGGAGCAGATTTAAACCAAAAACCAAACGTCACGATTGCCAATCCAGGTCAAGCATTTCAGTACGCAGAATCCTATGTCGGACCAGGGCTGTCGAACCAGACCCGCATAGATCGTGTAACCACGTTGGAATCAGTTACAGAAACTACTTCAGTCTTCTCGCAATAATTGGATTAATATTCTCACCTAAAGTATTAGCTAACACTTCACAAACAGCAGCCCCCGTAGCAAATACAAGTGCATCGCTAACTAACATGGCGATCCAAACATTACAAGGAAATCTTATACAAAACCAATATGGAGGTGGAGTTGTTTGTCAGGGGCCAATGTTGACATTTTCTCCCTTTATAACTGACTCACATTCGTTCCAAAAACCTAGAGAATACTTGTACGACTCCCCAGTCTACAGCGACGAAGGAGACATTTTATATCATCAACAAATAAGGACAGGACAGAAAGATAATTTTTCACTTAATGTCGGAGCAAGTTTAACTTTTTCAATGCCACTTGATAGAAGATTTCAACAAAGATGTTTAAAGAATGCAAAGCTACAAGGAGAACATCAACAGCAACTAATTGATAATAAAAAACTAGATTGGCATATAGCAAGATTACGTGAATGTGGAAAATTAAAACTTCAAGGAATTGAATTTGCCCCAGATTCTCCTTACTTTAACCTTTGTGAAGACATCGTAGTGAAACCTAAAATGGGTCAGGTCTTACCACACAGACACCTTATTTCTTCGCCTCCCTCTGAGCCTTCCTCCTCTCAGAAATAGATAACACCTTATCTTTCTTTAGTAGCTTCTTTACCTTGTTCACAACCTGCTTGATGATGGGCTTGATTGTCTTCAACAACAGTGGAGCTGACAATGCTGCTGTAGTTGCTACGAGCGTTATCGACCCAGTTTTCACCACTTGCGGGACCGTAGGTATCGCATCAATTATCTGTTGTTGAACATTTAATTTTTTATATCTAGTTACACAACGGTTTCCGACCAATTCATACTTAATAATCTGTTTAGTACCTTCTTCTACTTTTGTCCCAATCTCAGGCGCACCATCAGGAGGACAAGCTTCTGGGACTGCTTCTGGTACTTCTGGTGCTGGAGGGGTTTCTGGCTCTTCGTATCGTTGAGGCTCTTCTTCTTTTATAGGTACAAGCTTATGAGGCTCGTAATTCATAGGCTCATAACTTGGTGTCTGTGCAGGACACAGAATCATGTTTCCATCTGGATCGTTATTTAATAAAGCATCATTTTCATTACCTCGCCTTGCTTTAACACAAGGCATCTCTATTACTGGGAATCCTATCGGTACATTGATTGGTACGTTTGGAGGATTAACAACAGGTGCTTGTATTAAATATGTTTTGACTTCAATCGAAGGAATTTCAATTTTAGGAATCAAAACTTAGGTAAACCAAATGCTTTCTTTTCTTCATTCTTTTGCTGTGCAGGGCTTAATGCTCCAGTAGGTAAAGCAGGTCCAGAAAGACTAGGAATCTTAATAGTGCTCATTACTTTCTCCATTGCTTTATCTTGAATCATTTTTTGATTATCTTCATTTGTAATCCATAAATAACCAAACACTCCTCCACCAGTAATCGCTGTAACAAGAACAAAAGAGATTACACTGATAATGTTTAGAATTTTTTGCACGATACAAAAAGCTATTTAAAAGGCTGTAACTGATACAACTCTAATCCGTATTTTTATTATTTGCATTTATGCCTGTCTCTATAGGCTCTAGTTTTGCAAACATTTGAACAATACATTTTCCTTTGTTCTTTAGTAAAAAACTGCATATTACAAAAAGAACAAGCTTTAACAATACAGCCTAAATCACCAACTTTTTTATATATAAAGCCCTTATAAACTAAGAACTCTTCAATCATTTATTCATATTTAGACTTTCCTAAAATTACAGCTGCATCCTGTGCAGAAAAATCTTCACTACTCCAGATAGATGTAGTACCATCTGCTTGTTTATATCCTTTGATTGTTTCAAGATGACTTACACTACGTTTCAATTTTGATAACTCTTCGTCTGTAATTGTTTCTTTGGCAGCAATAGAATTGATTAAAGCAATAACATCTGATGAACAAGAGTATACATTTGCTATTTCTTCTGTTGTTGTATAAGGCATAATTTAAGATGGGATAGTGGGCCAAGTGATATTCCAAGGGTCCGATTGATTTGTAATATCGCGAAGATTTTGTCTATAGGTTTTCCAAGCATCGCTAAGAGTTAAATCACTAGATGCTCGCCAATCTGTCTCTTTTAATTTCTCATTTCTCTCTGTTCTTATCTTTTCCCAATGTGTGTTATCTACTGCTGTTTTCTCATCAGTTGTTAAACTTACAACCTCGTACTCTTTAACAAAATCACCATCTATAAAAGGGGTAACAGCGTTAAGCTTTTGTGTCGCTTGATTGTAAGTGATATCAGCAACTTTTTTACAGCTATTTTCGTTTAAGAAGTTATCACTGGGACCAAGACGATTGAAAGACGTGTTCGGAAAGAGAACTTTGTGATTTCCAATTTGCTTGATGGTTGAACCATCGATTTGTGCGATTTTCATGAGTTAAGTGGTGTAGTCTAACTTTAATGCATTTATAACGTCTGTATCGTGGGTGGAACTTGCAGGACTAGTATCAATTGACCAATTAGAATCAGTTATGTCATACCAATCGTTAGTTTCGGATGTACTAGAATGTTTCATCTTATTATAGCCGCCCATATACTGGGTACTCATTGAAAAAGGACCTTGATTACTACCAGTAGCATTCCATGTAGCTGATCCGTAGTGACAATCATCACGACTATCATCATATTTACACACATCATATTTCCAATTTCTATTTTTAAATAAATTAGCTCTTAATGATGCAGCATAATTTGCTTTAGTTCCACTAATTTCAACTATCACATCACTACTTCCATCCCAAGTAAAAAAGCTTGACGGACTTGCAGAACTGTCATCCCCACCACCTGCTTCTATTTCAACAAGAAGACCTGTTCCAGAAGAAGTGCTTACGTCTCCACCATATCTTGTGATTCCATCTAATTGCATACTTTCAACACAATTATCAGCACCATTTTGATTGTCCTGCATATAGTCAAAAGCATCATTCAAAGGAGAGAACCGTGTTGTAGCACTATCCTGATATAAAAGAGTTCGACTCTCTCCTGATTTAACAGCGTATCCAGGCTCGTTAGAAGTAGTTGAGCTTGCTGTTGTATGAAACATATTCCACCTAATGCCTAAAGGTATATGTGTACGTTCACTCTCTGAAGTACTATCGCTAAGCTTTCCCCAAACATAGGTAGAAAATTTATTGAATTTGGCACCACTTGGAACACCTGCATCAGTTAATTCTTTAGCTGTAATCAACCCTTGAACCATCTGACTGTTCCAATACATCGAAAACCAACACATATGTGAAGTTTGGCTGAATAAACACCATGCATTAGCCTCGTTTTTCGTGGTACTACTCCATGTACCTGCCGTGAACTTTGAATCACTCTTATCTAGTGAAGTACCAGTGCCGCCATAGAATCCTCTTGAAAAACTACCACTACTGCCGCCACCTCCGTCTCCACTAGCACTAGCTAATGATGCTCGTAAATTATGGTTTCTCATTACGCAACATCTCCAACTTTTGCACCATATAAAGTACTTCCAACTTTAAATAATTCTATTACTGTATAACCACTTGTCGCTAACGTAGGTGCCGATCCTCCGATCCATGTCATCGTAGGGAAAGTTAGTGTGTAAGATGTACCATCGGCAACCATTAACATCATAGATTGCCCAGCCAATAAACTTTCTGTAGCTGTCCTGTTTGCTCCCAATGTCCACGTTTGAATCATGCCGTTATCAGGATCTAGATCAACACTCGCTCCATCTGTAATTGTGTAAACGTTTTCATCTATGGCACCTGGCAAATCAATTGTCCCATTATCGTCAATCTGAAATCCAGCTAATCCTGGGATTCTAAACTTAGTGATTCCTGTATCACCTATTGTTACCTCTCCATTGACATCC